AAAGTGATAGGTTGGACTCTGAGAATACCAACAACCTCCTAGTAGCTCTCGCATAATTCGGAGGAGCCTAGTATCGGATAGTTACTTCCAAAAACATATCTTTGTATCTCTACACTCATATGTTGCTACTACAGCTACTAGCCAAGTTGTGTCACTACGCAACACCGTTCCTTGCACTATCTAATCTAAACCGTCGTTTAGCTTATGTATTAAATATAACAAACTATTAAGCAGAAGTCAACCTCTTTTTTAATAAAAAGTTAATTTTTTTTATGTGGTGCTGTTTAATGATTCGTTGAAAGCACCAAAGCGTGTAATTATCCATAACACTCTCCTCGTTAAAGGGTTAAGTGCGTTCCTTCGCTTATGCTACTCCCGGCCTGTTGGCTGAACGTAATATTATTTAGTCATAAAAATAGGCGCCGTAGCGCCTATTTTAAAGTTTGTAAGTTAAATCTTAACTAAAAGATACGTTACCGTTAGTAATAGCAACTTTACCTAAGTAATCAGCTGCGTTACCAAGCGATGACGCTGTGTTTGATAGTTCAACATAACCATAACGTGTCATAAATGATACGACTGGCTCGAATGAATTTGGATCAAGTACAACACCTGAACTCATTAGCGGGATGTATGGGCAGTAGAACGCCGGAGCGTCTGACTCTGAACCACCTTTGTAGCCAATAAGAACGTCTGTGCTGTCTGCTGCATATGAATCTACATACACTTTCATTGCGTTGTTTAATGTACCAACGAATTTTGTGTTTGTAGGTGCTTCAAATGCACCTTCAGTTGTACGAGCAAATGCACTTGTAGTTGCAGACTGTAGGATTGTTAATGCAAATGGGCTAACCACTGCATAGTTACCTGCGCCTCTGCGTGTACGCTGAGCAATCTCGTTTGCAACTTTGTTGACTTGTACTGCTAATGCAGCATGTTCGTCACCAACAAATGTTGCTGTACCTGAAACAGCAGCTTGATCATAAGTCTGTGTTGCGTTTCCGGCTAATGCACGTAGTGAAGCAAGAACTTCTTGGTCGATCTCAGCAGTAATTTCTTGTGCTAGAGCAGCCATAATTTCAGCTTCGATATCAATACCGTGCTGTGCTTGTGCATCTTGTGCAGATTCAAAAGTCCAACGAGCTGATAGCTTGCGAGTTTTTGCTTCTACAGTTTGCTTTAAGATCTGGATGCTTAGTCTGTTACCAGCTTCACCTTCCATTGATCCTGTTGAGCTAGGTGCACCATTTGAAGATGGATTGCCTGAATAGCTCTCAGCAATTTTGAATGGGCTTAGAGCCTCTTCACCTGCTGTTGCGCCGTTATTGCCATCGGCATAACGTACACGTAGTGTGTGGATCTGACCCACTGGTCCTGTCATTGGCTGTACGCCAACTAGTTCGTTTGCGATGACTGTTGGCATCACACGACGAATGACTGGTAGAATAACACGGTTAAGTGTTGCGACATTACCGGCAGAAGTAGCCCCAGCTGTTGCACTTTCTGAAAGATACCTACGAGTATTTTCCAGTGTGCTTTCCATTACAGCTTTCTTGTTTCCAGTTAAACCTTCAACAAGAGCGGTTTTAGTTTCCTGCCAGCGACTTTCTAGTAGTTCTGACATAATTTTCTCCTATTAATTTAATCCAGCTAAACGCTTGATGTCCACGACGTTTCCATCAGATGCGTTAGCTTGTGAACTAACGTCAATTTTATTGCCTGTAATTTCTTTGCCTTCTTTTAGGGGTGCCTTCTGCTTCGCTGGAGCTTTACTGTCGATAACTGACGGTAGGTATTTGTCGAACGATGATCTTAACTTCGCCGTTTGAACTGATTCCAGTAAGTCTGTCATAATCTCACGCTGTGCTGTACCTAACGGTGCAACCAATTCGTTTAGAATATCTTTTCGTGTAGCTGATTCAACTAATGCTGATTTTTCAGCTTCTTTTGATTCAACTAGTTGTGTAGCTTTAGCAGCTATCTTTTTTGCTTCTGCTAGTTGTTTATCTTTTAGTTCAACAACTTTTAGTAGCTTCGATGTCTCTGATTTTTCATTCAGATGACTTGTGCTATATTCAGAAGCAAACGCTTCGAATAATTTACGACCAAAGTCGTTTTCACGTGCAGAATCAATATCTTCTTTAAGTGCAGTAATTTCTTTTGCAAGAGTTTCCTTCACTGTTTCTGATACCATTTTTGCACTGCGTTCAATGAATTTAGATTTAACTTTGTTAATATGAGCTTTACCTTCGCGGACAAGGCGCACTTTAGTTTCTGCTAAGTCTTTTTTGTCTTCATCAAATTCTGCTATTTCTTTAGCTAGAGCTTCAACAACGAACTCTTCAAGTTTAGAAAAGTTTTCAGCCATTCTAACTTGATCAGTATGTAGTTCGTTAACTTCTTTGCCTAGTTGTGACATAACAAAACCTTTTAATAGTTCTGCATTTTCACGCATTGCAACAGCATATTTTGCTTTTGCTTCTGCTAGTTGTTTGCGATCGTCTGCAAACTCAGCAATTTCTTCTGAAAGTTTTTCAGAAATCATAGTATCTATTGCTTCAACCATCACGGATTTGTCATGCTCATATTTTTGAGCAAACTCTTCGCGAAGTTCAGCAGTAGCAGCAAGTTTATTTTCTTTAATCTTGTTTTCCCACGCTTCTTCAATTTGAGCTCTGATATCTGCTGAAACAACATCGTTTTCAAAAAGTGTTTTTAGTGCATCTATCATTACGTTTCTCCTCGTTATTGGAGTTTACTGATTATGTTAATCAGTGATTCCTTAAGATACTTTTGTGCCTTTTCGTCATTTTTTGTTGCCTGCGCTAATTCGTATGCCTGATATCCTCCGCGAGCGTTCATTAAATGCTCATAGATTGGTGTTGGATATGCACCAGGGGCGCTGGGCTGAGCCACAACGTCCACAGTGATTATTTCAAAGTCCGATACTTCACCGGACCCATCTTCTCGTACATTGCCAGAGCCCCTAGAGGAGACACCTAATTTAACTCCGCTTTGCAGCATTGTTTCAACTAACTGTCCCATAGGGGTTGGCAGAATTTTTAACTTACCATATCCGTTAGCATCGTCCATCCAAGTTTCAGATATCATATGACTAACACGATCTAAGTTAATATTAAGTCCTTCAGGATGATCAACTTCTCCGAGAACACTATATCCTCCTTGTATTTGATCATTGAGAGTTTTGACAGCCCTGCCAATTTCATTTACAGGATATACACGCTGATTTGCATTGCGTATCCCTCCTTGAATGATAATTCCCTTCATATAAAGGTCCTTACCTTCGTTAGCAGACTCGACAACAATCTTTGCCTGGTCGAATGTCAAGTTCTCTCGTAAGTTTCTCATTACCTAATTTCCTTAATTAAGAACCAATAGTCGACTTTTTGTTTTGTCCATTGTCGCCTGCGGCTTTTTTCTCTGCACCATGTCCTGGAGCAGGTTTATTAGCTTTTGAAGCTTTTCCGCCTGGTACGTTTACGTTCCCTGCGTTATCTTCTTTTTCACTCATGTCACCTAATCCATCATGAGCACCGGCTTCGTTGTCTTTACCTTGTGTCATGTTAGATGCTGTTCCACCCATGTCGTTTTTACTTGCAACTGGTGATTTTGTATTGTCGCCGTTGTCACCCATGTTACCATAAGCATGGTAATGGTCGCCACCGATTTTTTCTACATATTCACGCATTTGCTCTGTTGGTGATTTTTCAACATTGTCTGAAGCTTCTTCAACTTCGTCGTCAGCTTCAAAAGCCATTGCTTCTTCTTCGCCTTCTTCGTCGTCGCCTGCATCCATATCCATTTCTGGCTCTTCTGCATCGTCGTCGTCGCCGTCACCCATCATTGCTGCAAACTCATCTTTTAATGCGTCTAATGCTGCTTCTAGGTCGTCAAGTGCAGCTTCTGCTCCACCTTCGTCGCCGTCTGCATCCATATCGTCGCCTTCTTCGTCGTCACCGGCCATAGCTGCTAGATCACCCATCATATTGTCTGTTGGGTCTGCTTCCATTGCTGGTTCCATGTCCATGAATTCTTCAACTTCTTCGTCAGCTGCTTCGTCTAGGTCTTCATCTGACTCGTCTACTTCTTCATCAGTTGCTTCATCTAGATCTTCGTCATCTGACTCGTCTACTTCTTCATCAGTTGCTTCATCTACTTCTTCATCAGTTGTTTCTTCAACTTCTTCGTCAGCTTCTTCTGAAAGTAACTTTTCATATATATCTCTTGATTTTTCTACCACAATCTCGTGGAATAACTCTTCAGCACCTACACGATCTTCGTTTACAAGGCGCTCGAGCATTTCTTCGAACTTATTTGTTTCTGACATTATAATCTCCTATAAATGTATGTACCTATGGCTAGGCTGTCAATAGTATTTACACAATTGAAAGAAAAGTACACAGAAATAGGCTCAAAACGAGCCGTTTTGAAGATTTTTAAGAAATACTGATATATCTTGTGTTCTGTAATTGCTATTATTTAGTTGTGTTGGATTGTAATTATATGGTGCTATAACACGAATATAAGTTTTTTCTTGATAACTTGTTATTACAGTTCTTGTTTGTTTAACCCAATTTCCGTAATATGTTGCCTTTGCGTCTGATGGTTTGTAATTTTTAGATCCTGAAAATATATTATTAACTGTAGTATTATCTTCTAAACCATGATAATCAAAACCTAAAATATATATTGTTTCGTGGTTGTGTTGACTTGCCAACCATAATGCAGTCGGCCCACTACTCCAACCTTTTGAAGGATTAAAAAAATTAAGGCGTCTAAAATCAGAATATCTTTTATTTGGATTAGTCCATACAGTATTGTATATTTGATAATTGTTATTACAGATTTCAATAACCATTTTAGGATCTACTGCAATTAAATAATCAGGAGAAAAGTCTCTATACACTGCATTGCAAGCATATACAGGTCCGTGTTTTTGTAATTCTGTAAGATCGATAGGAGATCGGCTTACGCCGTTACCTACAACAAATGCAATAGTCATATATTATATATTTTAAAAATTATATAGCTGCTTCAGCATTGGCAGCTACGCCATACATTTGACGAACAAATTCTAGTTCTTTAACTTTTTCGTCGTTATGATAATCACTTGCTTTGCGCATTTTATTAATTTGTCGCAATGATAGTCGTGTTTTACGAGTATCTTCTTTTTCTAATTGAGATTCATCGTTTTCTAAATCAAGATGTGGTTCGTCACTAGGTTCTAGTGTTTCTTTATCAAAGTAATATAGTTCACGTATTATCATACTGTATTTATACCGTTTGGTCCATTGTCGGCGGTGATGAAATGTCATCTCCTGTTACCGTCGACGGTCCTTCCCCGGCTCCTCCATCTATTGCTCCGTCGGTATCTGGAATTTCTTCTTCGCCTGCACCAAGATCATCCTCAATGCCAGCACTACTAATTCCAGCGCCTCGCATTTCACCGCTAGAATCTGTTGCCGGAGTTTCTAAGTTTTCTTCATTTTCTTCACGCCATAGACGTTCGTTTTCTGCAATTTCTTGATCAGTCATTCCTAAGAAACGTTTCATTGCAAATCTATTACTAACAAAAGGAATAGCACTCATTGTTTGGAATGTTGGAATACGTGCATTATCAACTTCGCTTTGTCTATATGCTGCAAAGTTCTGTGGAGGTTGAAATTCTAAATCAAACATTCCAACATCAACATTAACACCTTTTTCCAATAAGTAACGTTTAAATTCTTGATTAAATTGTTCGTTAATTAGTCCTTGTAAACGCTTGCAATATTCATTAAATCTTAATTCTTGAATATATGCTGTTCCGACTCTACCGTCATTGTATTGACTAGCTGAGTCATCAGCCCCGGTTGGCAAATAACTGCTAGGAATTCGTAAACCACGTACGAGCTTATTAGTAAAATATCTGAGATCGTCAATTTCTCCTAAATTTGTGCCGCCTGGTAATGTTTCAACTTTTGATCCTCTACCTTCAGCAGTTTGTGGAAAGAAGTAGTCTTCGTTGATTGACAGTGGATTATAGCTTGAGTCTATGACATTAGTTCCGCCACCTGTCTTGGATGGGATTCGTCTTTGATGAATTTCCGTTTTAACACGCTCAACAAATTGCATCGCAAGGTGTGATGGCATGTTACCCACATCAACGTAGAATACTCTGCGCTCTGGCGCACGTTGGACACGATAGATGATAATCGCATCTTCAAGCAATTCTTTTTGCTTGTATACTTTAAAAATTGTTTCTAATAAACTATTACCAAACGGATAGTTTTGATCTAATCCTTCCGACAATGAAAGATGTATAACATTTTCTGCATTAACTGATACTTCGCCTTCGCCTTCGTTAAATCTACTTCCAGTTGATTTACTAACAGTTCCTGTCATTCCTCTAGAACCGCCGGTTATATAATTTCCTTGCGGGCCTGTACTATTTGTATTTGTTTGGAAAGGAGTTGTAGCAACCATGTCTTTAAAGTTTAAATTAAAATCTTTAATTACATATTGTTCTGGAGTTTTTCCTTCACTTTCGTTTACAATAATTCTTACAACATTTGCAGGGTCAACATGAAACCACTTCTTAGTTTCTGGATCTCTAACAAAAAATGCATCACCATACTTAAAAACATTACGCACAATACGAAACAATCGTGTTTCAAAACTTTGTAATTTTGTCCACTGTTTTAAATATTGTTCTAGAATTGTAATTTCGCTATTCGTAGCTTTTGTATTAAAATTCATATTAAAACTTAAATGAGTTTCATCATGTTTTTGTGTGCAAAACTCTGCAAGAATATCTAATGCTGCATTTACTTCTGAATCTAAATCCATTGTGTTATATTGGCCGTAACGTTCAACACGATTAGGTGTACCAATATACACATCTGGTAAGTATGAGGAATAATTAGAACGAGCCGGGCCTGGTTGACTTCCATTACTTGGTCCGCCTAGCGGTCCGTAATTTCCATTATTTCCGTTGCCAACAGGCACAGGGGTGAAATGTTTCTTCCAACTCATATTACAATCCTAATCTAATCCCAATTGTAGATCACCACCTTTAAGTGCTTTTGCAGTGTCTTTATTGTAATCTCTATTTTCCATTAATATCATCTTTACGGCATCAAGTGTTGTATTTAACCGATTTAACTGTTCTGCGTTCATTTGTGAACCACCGCCACCACCGCCACCGATACTGTCCATTTTACCAAGAACATCGCCAGCATTAGTTCCTGTTCCAAGTCCAACTTTATTATCTTTAGAAAGTTCATCGTTTAATTCACTAAGAACTTTTACTAATTGTGTCATACTTTCAGTATACTGTATAACACTTGAATTGTCAAGTGTATTCAACGCATTTACACCTGTAGCAATACTTACATTACTTAACGCATTTATTGATGTTGCAAATGTAGTTAAATCAGGTACTTCTGCTAGAGCTGTAAGTCTTTGTGCCAAGTATGCATCTATTGTTACACCTTCTATATCTGTAAAAGTACTTAATGCAGTACTCATTGACGACATAGCTTCTGCATTTGTCTTAACATTTTTTGCATTTAGATCTAAAGCGCCAAATGCCTTTAATTGATCGAATGGTGTATCTGTTCCAAACAGTCCGCTTATTGCACTTGAGAAACTTGAAAATATTCCCTTTTCAGGCATCATTACAACACCACTCATTGCTGCACTAAATGATGCCATTGCTTCAGCATTTGACTTAACTTTTGCATTATCAATGTTTAATGCGCCAAATGCAATCAACTGATCAAACGGTGTGTTTACTCCCAAGAACCCTGATATTGCAGAACCAATACTTGCAAAAATTCCTTTTTCAGGCATCATAGTAACGCTCGACATTGCAGTGCTAAATGCTGACATAGCTTCTGCATTTGTTTTAATTCTTGCAGTATCTAATTCTAGAACAGAAAACTTTGTAAGTTGCGTTAGCGGATCTTCTGCTCCAAATAGTTTACCTATGCCGCCTGCTATTCCGCTTACAAGTGTACCTAGACCTTCACCTGCAGAACTCTGAGATGCTACATTCATTGCTGTACTAAATGCAACCATTGCTTCTGCATTAGTTTTAACTTTTGCAGTATCTATGTCATAGCTTGCAAATTTAACCATATCTGCAAAAATATCATTGTTATCTTTGCCGCCGAATAAACTTCCAATGCCACCTGCAATACCAGATACTAAAGATCCAAGACCTTCTGCTGCGGATGCTCCTCCTGCTGCTGCCATTGCTTTACTAAATGCAACCATTGCGTCTGCGTTATTTTTAACTTTAGCTCCGTCAATATTTGCTGCTGCAAAAGTTTTTAATTGTTCTAGAGGATCATCTGCACCAAATAGTTTTCCTATAGCACCTGTAATACCCCCAACCATTGCGCCTAGACCTGCAACGGCTGATCCTGCGCCAAATGCTGCCATTGCTGCACTTAATGCTAACATTCCTGTAGCAGCACTAGCTAATGCGTCTCCATCTATGTCTTCAAATGATTTTAATCCGTCAACAAACGTAGGTAATGATTTACCTAATAACCATGCAGCACCTGCTATACCGGCACCAACTGCTGTAATAGCACCTCCGAGTATACCAGCACCGATTAATATCTGCGGATTAGCAAATGCTTTTAGACCAGCAGCAGCGCCTTTCATTACGCCTGCACCCATTTGTCCTACAAAGTTACCAATTTGTGCACCTGCTCTGCCGCCAGCTGCTCCTGGTTTTCCTTTTGGTGCTTTAGGTGTACTACCACCGCCTGCTGCATCTCCGCCACTGAATATTTTACCAGCTATATTAGATACAGTTCCGCCAATTGCAGATTTAAATGCACCAGCTAATGCACCTGTAACTGCTTTAGCAGCAAATAATGCACCTATTCCGGCTACTATGCCTCCAACTAAACCTTTGTTTTCCCATACTTTACCAAGGCCATCACCTAACATTTCAAATATAGCACCGAAAGGATCTTCTGAAAACTTTGTAAGCATATCTGCAAAGTACTGTGTTGAGCTTAATAATTGCTCTGAGAATGTAACTAGTAACTCAGATAACTTAGCTGCCATACCTGATTCTACAAATAAATCAACAAATTCTTGACGTACTTTCATTAAGCTGTCTTGGAATGTACTAAGTCCGTCGTTTATTCTGTTTCTTTTAGCTTGTTCTTTAGCAGCTTCTGCAGGGTCAAACTCCATATCAACAAACTTGCGCATTTCATGAACACTACCTAGCAGTTCACTAAAGCCTTCTTGTTGTAACAATAGTGAACGTGTAGTAGCATCGAAACCATCAACAACTTCTAACAGTGTCGGTCCGCCAACATTCTTTAAACTATCAAAAAATTCATTTTGTGTTATTTCGCCTCTACCAAACGCTGCTGCTGCATCTGCAATTGCTGGACTTAATGACGCTAATTTTTTAGCAAGAGGAGTTTGTGCAACTCCATCAGCAAGATCTTCAAGTGCATCGCCAAATCCAGGTAGCATTTTTCTAGCTGCGGCCATACCTGCTAAGAAGTTTTCTCCGCCGGTGCCACCGATAGCATCTGCAAGAGCTTGTAAATTACTTTTTGCTGCCATTGCAGATATTTCTTCTTGTAATGCTTTTCTTGATTGTCCAGTTACACGAGCAAGTCTATCTAATTCTGTTAGATAT